TTATTCCAAATTATATTCCTGTTTGATTGCGTCAATTTTATTTTGCAAATCTTTTTTGCCTGATGAGGAAACACGGCGGATTCCTTCTTCAAGCTTTTCAATGGCTTTTTCGGGGTTGTTTTCTGCAAGATAGAGGTCTGCGTAGAGTTCATAAACATCTGTTCGTGTAGGGTTAGCCTCCTGATAGCCGTCAATCAGCTGTTCAGCTTTTGAATAATTCTTGCTGTCAATTGCGGTATTTATATTGTTCACAAGATTTGCGTTGTAAACAAATGCAAAAACGACTATGGCAATTACAACAGGCACGCCGATGATTATGCCCAATTTTACCATTTTTTTGTTCTTTTCCTTTTTAATACGGGTGAGTTCAGTTTGATAGTCACCGTAATTCATACCGCAGCTCGGACAAACATTTTCGTTGTATTCAAGCATATGACCGCACTTGCAACGCTTTTGCTTCATCTTGTTTATCTCGGTATTTATCTGAAAAATAACAGGGGTATATTTGTTGTTAATCTGAGCCGCCTCGGTTCTTCTTCTCTGCTCATTGGCAATTTTGAGAGCCTTGTCAAGCTCGTTTTGCTTACGGGTGTTGACTGCCCCTAAAATCCTGCTGAGGTAGCTTCTGTGTTCATCGGGAGAAAACGAGTACAAATCATCGAGCAATGAACTGTTAAAATCAATCTTGCCTGCCATAAAGCCGAAAAGGTTCATCTTGACAAGGTTTTCATTTGATGAATCGAGCTTGCAAATATCTTCGCTGTACTTATATGCCTTTGCATAATCGCCGTTATTTGCCGCATTGTTTACCAAATCTTCAAGTGCCTTTATTTTGTCATTTTTATCAATTCTGCGTTCGGTAATGAAATCCTTAATAAGAATTTGAGTGCCGCAATATTTGCAGTTGGTTTTCATCTCTGTAGAATTAACTTCAAGCTGACTGCCGCAATTCGGGCAGTTTAATGTTATAAGTGAATTGTTTGCCATAGTTTTACCTCTCTGCCTTTCAAGTTGTTTGACTTCAATGTTAGAAAGCGGTTTATCTAAATCTTCAAGCTCCGGAAAATGCACACCAAACGAGATAGCTCTGTTACAATGAGGACATCTGCCAATGACAAGATCCTCGGGAATAGTCATCATAGAAGGGTATTTATCGGATGTACCGCTTATTGAATAAATTTTGCCGTTACCGTATTTTGAACAGTAATTGCAGCCTTTTGCAAACATCTGAAAGGTGTCGTTATTGTATTCCTTACAGCGCTTTAAGGTATAAGCCAAAGTGTTTTGTTCCTTACCCATTACAATCACCCTAATTCATATTGCATTAGCCTCAAGTTCGTTATAAACAACAGGCTCATAATCATAAAAGTGTTCTGATTTAATATGTTTCAATTCGTGCTTTGTTGCTTTTTGCTGAACAGCATGACTTAATAAAATATTTATGTAAACATTGAAATTACCGTCTGAATCCACAACAGTAACACCTTTTACAGTCAGCGGCAGTTCGATTCCTCTAATATAAATATCGCCCAATAATCATTCATCCTTTTGCAATGCCTCAATGATACGAACAGCTTTTTCAACATCTTCTTTTGTAGCACCTTTTGCAAGGCTGAACAGCATACGCATTTCACTTCTGTTTTTAAGTTCTTCAAGGTATTCCTGAAGTTCTATATCATCAGTAAGTTTTGATGTTGCGTGTTCTTCCGTCAGATCCGATTTAAGTATTCCAAAATAATCTGCAAGCATTTGCATTTTATCTACTCGTGGATACTTCTTTGCATTTGCCCAGTCTGAAACTGTTGAGGCTGTGATTTTTAAGTCTGAAACAATATCAGCCTGAGTTTTATTATTTATGGCAAGATAATAATTGAAATTTTTAGCGAATATCTTTTTGTTCATTTCACTGTTATCTGTCATATTGAACACCTACCTTTTATTTATCTAAATCATACACTAAAAGCGTAAAAAAATCAAGATATTTTTAAAAATATTTCGTTTTTAGCTTGACATTACGCTTTTAGCGTGATATTATTAGAGCTGTAAGGAGGTGACGAAATGCTCAACACTAAAGTTAATTATCCTAAAATCACACTTGCGGCGGCAAGAGTAAATGCAGGATATTCGCAGAAAGAAGCCGCTTCAAGACTTAAAATCAATGAAAGAACTCTTCAAAACTACGAAAGTGGTGCTAATGTTCCTGACTGGGATATGGTTCATAAAATCGGTGAACTTTACGATTTCCCGATTGATTTTATTTTTTTTGGCTCCGAATTACGCTTAAAGCGTGATAAAGCTAACAATTAACCAACCACCCCACAATCAATAATACCACAATCACAGTCCTATTAAACGGACTTTGCTGAAAAGAGGTGAAGAAAGACGGAAAAACCTGTATTTGTTGAAGTAAGTCAAAAAAAGATTGACGCTCTTTTATATACTGCAATGTTCAATGAAGTAAACAGACTTGACAATTGCAGAAATAAAAAAGAACGCCAGAGTATAAGAAATTTTATTATATCAGCTTATCAAAAATTGAAAGCAGATTAGTCGAAAGATTGTTGTCTAAAAACTTTTCAAGGAAATATCCTGCGGAAAAGTTAATAAGCCAAAACAAAATGTTAATGAGGACCGATAAAATCGTATTCGGATGTACATTAACCGAGTTTAAAGCATTTACAGGAGCAGTCAGCCAAAATACAGGGTAAAAGTTTTGTCTTATTCTGTAACTGTAAACGCCTATCGTATTGTTAAAAATTTCGGATATTTTATTGCTTGAATGCCTATCAGTCAAACAATTGGAAATGTAATCTTGATACATTTCTTTTACCGAATATCTTCTTTCGGTGCAAACTACATATTGTTGAGTGTTGGCTTTGCTAAATAAAACTCCAACAGGTCTTGAACATCTGTTTAGATGTTTGTAATTATTCTTGAAAAGATAGAAATAAAACTTGGTTGCACATAGTCTAAAAACATTTGTAAGCAATCTAAATACCCATACAACAAGTAAAATTTGCAATACAATTGCCACGCTTTGCACCCCCTTTCATAGTTAATCATAACATTTAAGGTCGTGTAAAGCAATAAAATATCGAAAAGCAGATTAGAAAATGGCAAAACTTAAACTTATTGACACAGTCGAAATCGTTTCAGACAAAATTACCAACGAAAATTAAGGAGGTGTACATATGCCGAGAGAAAGACCTATCATCAATTGGGATGAAGTGCCGGTGATAATTGATGTGCCGTATGTGGCACGGTTGCTTGCTATGAATCCCGACTATGTTACGAGACTTGCAAAAGATAACAAAATCCCTGCTTTTAAGATTGAAAAGCTCTGGCGCTTTAAGAAAAACGAAATTGAACAGTATATGGAGGAACACAGAAATGGATATTATTGCAAACAATCGTGAATATACAGCCTTCAAAGATTTAGGAATAGGCGAAATTTTTGTGCTGATTGCAGACGGCGAATGGTACATTAAGCATCACGATGATTGCGCAGTGCGACTTACAGACGGCGAAACTCTAAAACCGAAATCTGCGTTGCTTCTTTGCGAGAGCAAGGATTGCGTGCTTATGGAAAGGGAAATCTACACAGCATTAACTGAAAAGGAGCACTATAACAAATGTGGCATTTAAGAAACTATCCGACACGCAGGAAACTGCTCAAAGATGTGGAAAACCTCAGAGCAGAGAACAGACATCTCAGCATTGAGCTAAGAAATGCAAGAACGGACCTTGCACTCGAAAAAACAGCGTCAAGCGGTTATCGTCACGAGAACCGAGTGCTAAAACGCAAACTCAAAGCCCTTGAAACACCTGAATCCGAATCCTTCGGTTTTGAATGTGTGGGTGTTTCAAATGTCAACTAAAAAAGAAAAATCCGCTGAAGCTCTGCAAAGCCTCAACGGATAGCAAGGATATAAACAATATAACCACTTTGATTATATCCTTTATTGATTAAAAAATCAAGAAGGAAGGTTGAAAAAATGGAATTTTGGTGCAGAAATTGCAACAACGAATGGGTTGATGATGAACAGCCGAAAGAATGCCCGAAATGCCACGACTGGCAGTTTGAAGAACTTTTTATCTGCGAGGATTGCGGACGAAAAGAAGTTCTCGAAGACTTTGACTTTGGCCGATTATTCGACGGTAAGTGTTATGACTGCTTTGTAAAGAGCGTTTCGGACGGTGAAGTCTTGTCATTCATCGAATGGTATGTCAATGATTGCAAGCAGCCCTACATTGGATACTACGACAACCCGAGAGTTGAGCTGATGAGCGAAATCGTCAACTGTGCCTATGATTTTGAGACGGAGCTGTCATCGCTTAAAGACGAAATCGCAATCAAAGCGCTGTACAAAACAGCACTTAAAATTATGAAAAAGCCCGTAAAATCTCAGCCTGAAAAGCTGATTCGTGGCAGAATCAGGGAATGGGCGTTGGATTGTGACGGCATTGATTTCTTCTATGATTGGTGGTGCTTGCGAAATGGTAAGAACAAAAGCTCCGTGCTATGGCTGTCAGATGAGAAGTGAACGCTGTCACAGCGGTTGCGAAAAATACCGCGAATATAAATCCGAGCGCGATAATCGCCGAGCCGAACGCTCTAAGAATTACGATTTCATCGACTATATCTGCCACAAAATAAATCTGAATGCAAGGGGGCGAAAGTGATGTCACAGGAGTTTCCAAACGGCGTTTCATTCTTCACAGACGGCGAGATTTCACTCACGGTCCATTTTCCAGAAGATAAAGTGAAATGTCACTACTGCCCGTTTTGTCGCTCAGAGAGCGATTTAAACCGCTACTGGTGTAGACTAACGAACAGAATGATTTACAACCCGTACATACTCGGATTGCCTGACGGCTGTCCGATACAAATTAATGAAAGGATATAATTATGGGACAACCAATTTTGATTTATGGCGAATCAGGCTCAGGCAAAAGCCGAAGTTTAAAAAACTTTGCCGAAGATGAAATTTTTTTGATAAATGTTGAGGGTAAATTTTTGCCTTTTAAAAAACATTTTAAGTATGTGATGTGCAGTAAATCGTATCAGACAATCGAATCACAACTCAAAAAAATGCCAACTAAAATTGCAGTTATTGACGATGCAGGGTATCTGTTGACAGCTCAATATATGAGCGGCCATTCGACAGGGGCAAGAGGCTCAGCTGTTTTTGATCTCTTCAATGAACTTGCAGACAATTATTGGGGCCTGATTCAATTCATTAAGTCGCAACTGCCTGATGACGTGATTGTATATATTATGATGCATGAAGAGGTCAATGATTACGGCAAAGTTAAGCTTCACACGATTGGCAAATTACTCGAAGACAAAGTGAAACTTGAAGGAATGGTAACTATCGCATTGCGTTGTATGTCAAAAGACGGCAAGCATTTTTTCAGAACTGTGACAGATGGCAACGACATTACCAAATCGCCAGAAGATATGTTTGAATTTGATGAAATCGACAATGACCTGAAAATGGTTGATGAAACTATACGAAATTATTATAACTTGGAGGTAAAACCAAATGATTAAAACATATAAAGGACAGACAGCAAAGAAAGCAACAACCAACGAACATCTGCCGGCAGGCGGCTATGTAGCAACTATTGCGGGAGCAAGAGTTGAGAATTACGACTGGGGCGATGTTCTTGTTATTGCTTTTGATATTTCAGAAGGCGAATATGCAAATTTCTTTCAGAAAAAATTTGAAAACGATACTTCGACCGATAAAAAATGGAAAGGCACATACAGAATCAATATTCCTGAAGAATCAAATCAGTATTTTGAAAGTCAGCAGAAAGCTTTTAACAATCTTATCTATTCGCTCGAAGACAGTAATCCAAACTATCATTATGATTGCAACGAACAGCTTTTAAAAAGCAAATCAATAGGCGTTATTTATCGTAATAAAGAATGGGAATATAAAGGCAAAACAGGTTGGACAACGGAATGCTGCACTGTCACAGATGTAGAATCTATCCGTAGCGGGGATTTCAAGATTTGGAAAGACAAGCCTCTTGCAAACCATAGTACAAACACACCGAGCAACAATATGGAAACTATTGTTGAAACTGATGATTTACCATTTTAATTATGCATCCAATTGATGTTGAAACAGCGTTACAGACATTAACTATTCTTGTCGATACCAGAGAACAGCCAAATGCACGGTACGAGCAAAGGCTTAACTCCATGAAAACCCCATACAAGCGAAAGAAGCTTGATTTTGGCGATTATTCAGCGGAAGTAACTTTACCTTCAGGGGAGTTGCTTTCGCTTGATAGAGCAGTTTGTGTGGAACGAAAAATGTCATTCGATGAAATTTGCAACTGCTATTGTCAACAGCGAAAACGCTTCACAAGGGAATTTGAACGGGCAAAATCGGCAGGCGCGAAAGTTTATTTGCTTATTGAAAATGCAAATTGGGAAAAAGCCTATAGTGGCAGTTACAGAAGCAAGATGTCTCCGCAAGCATTAACTGCAAGTTTATTCGCTTGGCTCGCAAGGTACAATTGTCAAATAATCTTCTGTAAGGAAGAAACAAGCGGAAAAATCATCAGAGAAATTCTGTACAGAGAAATGAAGGAGCGATTGGAAAATGGATAACACTTTTATCAAATTAAGCCGTAAAATCCAATCGTGGAGATGGTATCAGGACGCAAACACAATGCGTGTGTTTATACATATTCTTCTTAACGCAAATGTTTACGATCACGATTTTGAAAACATTACAGTAAAAAGAGGGCAGTGGGTTACAAGTCAGAAACGCATTGCGGAACAACTTAACCTTTCGATTAAAAATGTAAGAACCGCATTAGACCACTTAAAATCGACAAACGAAGTGGCAATCAAAACAACCTCGAAATATTCGATTATTACTGTAAAAAATTACAATCAGTATCAAAAAGTGGCACACGATTCGGCAGTCAATCGGCAGTCGGTCGGCACTCAATCGGCAGTCAATCGGCAACAATATAAGAAAGGGAAAGAATATATAAAGAATGGTAAGAAAGAGAGAGGGGGCACACTCTCAGCTCACGGACCTTTTAAAAATGTATTTTTATCTGATGCTGAGGTTGATGAATTGGAACGCAAATATCCAAGTGATTACAAAGGTAAAATTGATAGATTATCAAAATATCTTGAGACGAGCGGAAAAAAATACAATAATCATTTTGCTGTGTTGTCTGATTGGCTCGAAAAGGATGTCTCAAAAAAAACTAATCAAAAGTCAGAAGATAAATCAAGCTCGTTTGATATTGATGAGGTTGACACATTTAACTACTTGGGGGATTTTGATGTTTAGTAGACCAATTAAGTGTGCGAAGTGTGGAAATGATTTTGGTATGTTGCAAATCAGAAAATGTCCGTACTCAAAATCGGGACTACACATCTGCGTTTACTGCTGTAAGCATTGCAGGTTTTGCAAGCCCGTAAGCACAGGCTTTGTCTGTGGATTTGAAAGGAGAGAAAGCGTTGAAAGCGAGAATACCCGTTAAGCTGAAAAGGGAGGCTATGGCGGAGATTAACCGCCTTGCAGACAGGGAATACCAGAAAGTCAAAGACAAGGAAATTGCGGACGCCACAAGGCGAATTTTTAAGACGATTGTATTTGCCTTGTATAAGGATTTCGGCTTTGGCCGTGACAGATGTGCAAAGGCTTTTAAGTCGATGACCGAGATAATTGAACACTCCGACACTGACGAAGTGTTTTGGGAGCATATCGACCGTGTGGTTATCGACAAGCTGAAACTTGAATTTGACAAACGAGATTACACCGACAATGGAAAAGTTGTTAATTTTGAAGGAGAATGAAGAAAATGATTGATTGTTCAGAAACAGCGAATTATCTTAGTGAAAAACTAAGAATGACGAAAAGGTCAAAGAATAAAGGGTGTGACATTAAATGCTCAGAATGTCCATTATCATATACAAATAACGGCGCATCTGAACTTATGAGCTGTACAACCTTTGAAATGCATTACCCTTTACAAGCAATTTCAATTGTTCAGAAGTGGAGCGATGAGCATCCGCAAAAGACATATCTTACGGAGCTTTTGGAGAATTATCCGAACGCTCCGCTTGACGATGACGGAACACCTAAAAGTGTATGTTCACGTGCGTTAGGACTGATGGACATAGATGATTGTGACGATAACTGTATTAAATGTTGGAATCAGCCTATTGAGGTCGGTGAAAAGTAATGGACTTAGAAAAGGTTGCTATAATGCGACTTCGTGACGGAGCAGAAATAAGTAAGCATTACTATGATAAACCGCTTATGCTTTGTTACTCAGGTGGCAAAGATAGCGACATTATCTTAGATTTAGCCGTTAAATCGGGAATAGATTTTGAGGTTCAACATAGTCACACAACGGCTGATGCTCCCGAAACAGTTTACCACATACGCAATAAATTTAAGGAATTGGAATCTAAAGGCATTAAATGCAACATTGATATGCCAAGATACAAGGGAAAGCCGACATCTATGTGGTCACTGATAGTACAAAAAGGTATTCCACCCACAAGGTTAGTAAGATATTGTTGTGCAATTCTGAAAGAAACAGGCGGTAAGAATCGTGCTATTGCCACAGGAGTGCGAAGAGCCGAAAGCACGAAAAGACGGTCGAAGGGAATAATCGAAACTTATTCTTCTAATCTGTCAAATAGAATTGTCCTTAACAATGACAATGACGATAAGAGGCAGATAGTTGAGCATTGTCAGTTACAAGGGAAGATACTCTTCAACCCTATTTGTGATTGGTCGGATAGTGATGTTAGGGAGTACATCAACCAAGAACACATTAATCTTAATCCGTTATACAGTTGTGGATTTGACCGTGTTGGATGCATTGGCTGTCCGATGGCAAGTAAGAAGAGATTTGCGGAGTTTGCACGATATCCCAAGTACCGAAATATGTACATACGAGCATTCGACAAGATGCTTGAAGTGAGAAAGCTAAGAGGCAAAGCTACACAACACGCTAATGGACTTGAGGTTTTCCATTGGTGGATGCAGGATGGTGTTTTGCCCGGACAATTAAGTTTTGACGGAGAGGATTGGTGAAGAGTAATGAGAGAATATTTATTTCGTGGCAAGATGATAGCTAACGGTAGTTGGTCAGAGGGCAATTTGCTTGTAACAAAGCAAGGCTGTTGTATAACACCCGATGCAACCGTTTTAGGTAGCTATGGCGCAGTCGAACCCGAAACAGTCGGGCAGTACACTAATATGCTCGACAAGAACGGTAGAAAAATTTTCGAGGGAGATATCATTGATTTTTCTGACCGCTTAGACGGTGACGGCTATGGGGTTGTAAAATACGATGCAAACGAAACTGAATTTGGGTTTGAGTATGACAATATCTACAGAAGCCTCGGGAGAAATTTTTATCCCGAAAATATTGAAGTTGTCGGGAATATATACGATAATCCCGAGCTTGTAGGAGGTGAAGAAAATGAAAGATATTAAAAACATTACCGTTAATTACGATAACGGCGAAATAGAAACCTTAAATAAAGGTGTAGTTGTTAGTTTTGATGAAATCGACAATGAAGAAGAAACTATCAAAGTCAGATATCGTATGTGCGATATTAAAGGTAAGGATTTGCATTTGATTGTAAACGCTGTTGTTGCGTTGGCGCAGGAACTTGGCATGCTTGACGAGGAGGAGCGTGATACGAATTGACGGTTAAAGATTATTTATATTCGGTCAGGGTTTCGGATAAGCTGATCAGAACGAAAGAACACGAGCTGTCAAAACTCAGGCTGAATATTGCGCAGGTATCGGTTAAGCAAAACGAGCCTGTTAAGACATCGGGAGTTAATGACCCTATGCGGATTGTTGACAGAATTGCAGACCTTCAGGCTGAAATCAATCGGGAAATTGACAATCTTGTACGGTTGAAAACTGAAATTCGCAGTAAAATCAACGCACTTGACGATTACCGTTACATTGCGATTTTGACCGAGTATTACATAAATTGTCAGCGGTGGGAAGATATTGCAGAGTGTATGGAAATGAGCGTAAGGCATACCCTGAGGTTGCACGGCGAAGCGTTACAGGCATTCCGAAAAAAGTTCGATTTTTCGTAAAATTATTTTGAAATGTCATTGAATGTCACCCTTACCCTGCGTATAATGGTATTATGAAAGTTTGACAAACAGGACATATGCAAAACTCTCCTAAGTTAAAAATTGCACAGACCGCTCTCGTTTGAGGGCGGTTTTGTGTTGTGTGTGGTTATTTTATACAAATTATTACTTTCTTAATTGTGCGGTTTACAGAAAAATGTAAAATCCGTTGAATTGTGTCAAATAATATGATAGATTAGTGGTATATAATAACTAAGGAGAGCTACATATGAGCGAAGAAAGTAAGGCAAAAACCTGTTTTGTTATAATGCCTATATCAGATCAGCCGAAATACCCTGCAGGTCATTTTGATAAAATATACGAACAGATAATTGTTCCTGCTGTCAAAGAAGCAGGATTTGAACCTATAAGAGCAGATAGCGATCAAATATGTGATTCGATAATGCAAAAAATTTTGAAAAATTTAGTTGAATGTGATATGGCAATTTGTGATTTAAGTTCAAGAAATCCGAATGTTATGTATGAATTAGGAATTCGACAAGCCTATGGTAAAAAAGTAGTTTTGGTACAGGATGATGTTACTGATAAAATTTTTGATGTAGCAGGAATTAATACTGTTTTTTATAAGAAAGATAGATTGTATGAAAATGTTATGAAGGCAAAAGATGATATTGCTAATGCGATAAAGGAAACTTATAAAAATGGTTCATTTTCGTTAATGAATATAGTCAATTTAGAAAATGCAAATGTGGATAATTCCAAAGTTGATGAGGTCGTTTTCGATAGAATTATGATGAAATCAATATATTCAAAGTTAGGTGCTATGGAAGATTCAATAAGATTGCTTTCTAATACGCAAAATGTTAGCGATAAATTAAAGTTTGACCTTAATAATTATAAATTTAATCGTAATACAACGCTAGTTACGGAATAAAAAATACATAGAGGAGCTGTCTAGATGATCTCAATTTATGTTTCATAATAAGAACGATAAACGATTCGCATCTAAGGACTATCTAAATGTGAAAAAATACACTGGCAGAATTAATGATTTAACGCTTAATACTGATTAATGGAGAGTGCATTTAGTACTCTCTTTTCTTTTGCTTATTTTTAGAATTTTCAGACAAAGAGAGGTGATACCGTGAAAGACAAATTAAATGCAAGACAGAAGAAGTTTGCGGAATATTATGCGCAGAGCGGTAACACCGTTCAGAGTGCGATTATGGCGGGATATTCCGAGAATTACGCAAATGCGAGAGCTTATGAATTGTTGGGCGTTTTTGCATTGTTTAAGCGAAAGGCGGTGTTGTATTATGGCTATGCTAACAGCTAAGCAACAAAGATTTTGCGATGAATATTTAGTTGACCTTAATGCAACACAAGCCGCAATAAGGGCAGGATATTCAAAAAAGAACGCAAATAATATAGCAAGTGAAAACTTGGCAAAACCCAACATAAGGGAGTATATAGACAAAAGATTATCTGAAAAAGAATCAAAACTAATTGCTCAGCAAGATGAGGTTCTGAAATACCTTACTGCAGTTATGAGGCGTGAAAAGAAAGAAAGCGTTGTTGTAACAGTCAGTCAGGAAAAGTCAACATACAAACCTGATGAAAATGGTACAATGCGAAAACATACAATTAAAAGCGAAGTGCCGGAGATAGTAACGATACCAACAAGAATATCCGATGCAAACAAAGCGGCAGAGTTGTTAGGTAAAGTATATAGCCTTTTCAAGGATAAACTTAATGTTGACGCAAAGGTTGAGCAATCCGAAAAGCTATCCGATGTGTTCAGACAGTTGGGTGGTGAGGGACTGAGTGAGTAACAAATTTCCGCTGTCACAAAAGTATATCGACTTTATCAACACAACAAATGTGTCGGCTGAATTTCTTGAAGGCACTACAGCCTCAGGAAAAACAACAGTCGGAGCAGGCGTAAAGTTTATGCGAATGGTGTCGCAAAGTAAAAAGAAGATACACGCCATTGCCGCCAAGACAACAGGTAAAGCCGAAGAAACCATTATTCAGCAGGATAACGGTATTCTCGACCTGCACCGCAACGCTGTCTATTGTGGTAACGGCGACAAGGATTACAAGCTGCCGCATATCAAGTTTGAGGGCAAAATCATCTATATTCTCGGTTACAGCAGTCGGGATAAATGGGAAATGGTTCTCGGTGCGCAGTTTGGGTGCGTTTATATTGACGAAATCAACACCGCCGATATCGAGTTTATCCGAGAGATGTCAACCCGTAATGACTATATGCTTGCAACGCTGAATCCCGACGATCCGAGCCTGCCTGTGTATAAGGAGTTTGTCAACCGCTCCCGTCCTTTTAAAAAATATGAAAACGATGTTCCTCCCGAGATTACGGCGGAGCTTACCGAAGAACCTGTACCGAATTGGCGGTATTGGTTCTTTTCTTTTGCCGACAATTTAAGTCTTACACCCGAACAGATTGAAAAGAAAAAGAACTCTGCACCGAAAGGTACAAAGCTCTATAAAAATAAAATCTTAGGTTTGCGAGGCAGAGCAACAGGTCTTGTGTTCCCGAATTTTGAGAGGGCCAGACATATCAAATCAAAAGAGTGGGCAGGAAAGTTTTTGAACTGTAACCGCAAGTCGGAACACTTTGTTCAGTTCACCGCTGCCCTTGATACCGCCTATTCGCAGAAGTCGCCTGACACTATCGCAATGACATTTTACGGCATTACCAATCACGGCAAGTGTGTTCAGCTTGATGAAAGAGTTTATAACAACGCTGAAATGCAAACACCTATTGCCCCGAGTGACACGGTGAAGAATTTTATTGATTTTCTTGACCGCAACCGTGATGAATGGGGCTTTGTACGCACGGCTTTTATTGACAGCGCCGACCAAGCGACTATTACCGAATTTCAAAAGTATAAGCGACAGCACGGCTGTGTCTATGACTTTGCAAATGCATGGAAGAAAACGAAGATTATCGACCGAATCAATCTTGTACTCGGCTGGCTTGCCACCGACTGTTATTTTGTGCTTGAACATTGTAAAAACACGATTGCCGAGTTTGAAATTTACAGCTGGCGAGAGGATAAAGACAACACACCCGAGGACGGTCACGACCATTGCATTAACAGCGGTCAATATGCGTGGTTGCCGTTTAAAAATATTATTGGAAGTGAAATAAATGGGGCTGATTAACAGAATGGCTGAATCTATCAGATCGGGAATTAAAAACTTTTTGCAGATTACTCCTGCAAGCGACAAAACAATTACCGTTACCGAAACAAGCAATCATCTGACCGAGTGCTTTATCAATCGCATTTGGTATTGGGGCAACAGCAGACAGCTTGCGGAGCTGTACAAGCAGATTGATACAAACAAAACTATGTTTTGGGCGGCAAAAAGCACAAAGGGGCTTGAAATCCGTAAAATACACACGGGCTTGCCGGCACTCATCTGCGAAACGCTTGTGAATATCGTAATTGCCGACTACAACGGCACAGATGTTACAAGTAAAAATTCAACCGCTTATGCAGAGCGTTGGGAAGATATTGAAAAGCAGAACAAATTGTCCGACACGGTTAAGCAAATGCTCCGTGACCTATGTGTTGTCGGTGACGGTGCTTTTAAGGTCAGCTTTGACACGGCTGTATCAGATGTTCCGATTGTTGAATGGTATCCTGCCGAAAACATCGACTTTACATATGTGCGCGGCAGAATCCGAGAGGTTAAGTTTTACACCGATTACACGCAAAAACACCGCCGTTACCGTTTTGAAGAAACATACGGTTACGGCTATATTCACTATGCTTTGTACGATGACAACGGCAAAGAGATTGACCTGCACACGGTTGACGCTCTTTCGTGGATTGATTCAAAGGGCGTTACATTTGACAAATCATATATGTGGGCTGTACCCGTCCTTTACGGCAAATCGTGCCACAAGGGCAGAGGTGCGGGCATTATCGGCATAAAAACAGACGCTTTCGACAGCCTTGATGAAGTGTGGTCACAGTGGATGGACGCACTTAGAGCCTGCCGAACAAAGCAGTATGTGCCTGATTGCCTTGTTCCGAGAAATCCCGAAACCTGTCAGCCGATATCGCCAAATCCGTTTGACAACCGATTTATCACCGTGGGCAACGATATGTCTGAAAACGGCAACGGCAACAGGATTTACACCGAAAGTCCGCAGATTCAGCACGAAAGCTATTTGAGTTCGTACATTACTGCCCTCGACCTCTGTTTGCAAGGTATTATATCGCCGTCAACTCTCGGCATTGATACGAAGAAGCTTGATAATGCAGACGCTCAGCGTGAAAAGGAAAAGACAACCCTTTACACAAGGCAGAACCTTGTGAAAATTACGCAGAACGCACTTCAAAGCCTTGTTGCAGTTGTACTCAATGCAGACGGTGAACTCAACGGCAAGGGTATTGTTGAGGGCTTGGAAGTATCCGTAAACTTCGGCGAATATGCAAATCCGAGCTTTGAAAGTCAGGTTGAAACCGTGTCAAAAGCAAGACAGGGCGGTTTGATGTCAGTTGAAACCTCGGTTGACGAGCTTTACGGCGACAGCAAGTCGGAGGATTGGAAAGCCGAAGAGGTGCAGAGAATTAAGGAAGAGCAGGGCATTGCAGGCGAAGAAGAAAAATCGGAGCTTGACGATGTGGCGGGACTTGATTTTTAAATTTTTTCTAATTAAACCTTGACAAATGTCCGTACATAATGTATTATATATGTACGGACAAAATAAGGCAGGTGTAAAGAATGTGTCCTAAAGGCAGACCTACGCAAGATAAGCGTGATAAAAGGTTTGAAATCAGATTATCAGCTGATACATATAATACCCTTGAAGAATGTGCTAAAAGTCTTAATATTACTAAGTCAGATGTAGTGCATAAAGGTATTGCCTTAGTTAAAGCTGAAATTGATAAAAAGAAATAGAGTGTTGCCCACCGACCAAAGTTTGCAACACTCTAAAAAACCGACAGAAGTATCTCTATCTGAAATACATTATATCATTTAGCGGAACTTCTGTCAAATTAAAATTATGATAGGAGTTTTTTTATTATGGCTTGTGTAAGAAATGTAAAAAAAGTAATTGAAAGTGTTCGTGGAACTATTAACCCTTACTATGATTTGGACTATACGAATATTAATGAGATTTATCGTACTAATTCAGGTGAGTTTGATATGATTTGTGATGCGTTCACTTTCGGATATGCACAGGGAAGAAAAGCAACATTGTCAGAAATAAGAAAGGCGGCTAAATGATATGGATAACGAAATTTGGAAAGATATTGAAGAGCTAAATGGAGATTATCAAATCAGTAATTTGGGTCGTTTGAAAAGAACAAAAAAATATAGAAATCAATTTACAGAATGGGAAAGCAATAAAATTCTTAAATGGCAAAAAGATAAAGATGGTTACTTAGTTACCAGTATCAAAAATCCATTAACTGGTAAGTATACATCATACAAAGCACATAGATTGGTCGCAAAAGCATTTATTCCTAACCCTAATAACTATCCACAAGTAAATCATAAGGACGAAAATAAAGAAAATAATAATGTGAATAATCTTGAGTGGTGTACCAGTTTATACAATAACCATTACGGAACAAAATTAGAGAAACAAAATAAGAGTGTTAAACAATACGATAAATTCGGAAATCTATTAAGGGTGTGGGATAGTGTAACTGTTGCGGGCGAAACATTGGGAATAGATAAAAGTCATATCGTAAAATGTTGTAGAGGAAAAACAAAAACCGCATATGGCTTTATTTGGAAATATAATTAAACAAGAAAGAAGAGGCAGTTAATTTGTGACAGCCTCTTCTTTCTTGTTATTCGATAGGTGAAACGGATATTATTAATGGACTATGATATTTCAAAAGCATTCGAAAAAATTGAAAATGAACTAATATCATCAATGATAAGAAATTTTAAAAATCATAGAGTTGAAGAAGATAAAAATAATTTTTGCTGGACACAATGGCAGGCTGAACAGCTCAAAAGTCTTGAAGAGTACCGTAAGCACAACGCAAAGAAATTCGGCAAGCGTTTCAAAACCATTAACAGCAAGGTTGAAGAGATGATTCGCACCGCCAAAGCTGACGGAAATGCAAGTCAGGAGACAGAAATTCTTGAAGCTGTCAAGGACGGTTTCAAAGCCCCGAAAAAGCCGTCAGCACACAGCACAGCCGAGTTTTTTAAGGTGAATGACCGTAAATTTGACGCACTCATAAAATCAACCACAGACGATTTAAAGAGGGCAGAAACGGCAGTTTTGCGTATGAGCAACGACAAGTACCGCAAGGCGATTTTTAACGCACAGGTTGCAATGAACACGGGTGCGGTTACATACGAAAAAGCCGTTGATATGGCGTGTAAAGATATGCTCAACGCAGGTCTTAATTGTGTGGAATACAAAAACGGTGCAAGGCACACGCTCTCGGATTATGCGGACATGGCGGTTAAAACAGCCAACAAAAGAGCCTATCTGCGTGGTGAGGGCGAAAAGCGAGCCGAATGGGGAGTATCCCTCGTTGTTGTGAACTCAAGACAGGGCGGTTGCCCCGATTGTGCAAAATATATCGGCAAGGTGTTTATTGACGATGTTTATTCAAACGGCAAAAAGTCAGACGGAAACTATCCGCTTCTCTCAACTGCAATCAAGAACGGTTTGTTTCATCCGAGATGTAAGGACAGCACAAGTACATATTATCCCGAACTTGATGATTTGGACGCACCGTTGTCTGAAGATGAAATCAAAGAGCTTGACCGTCAGCGAGGAATTGAGGAAAAACAGCAGTATGCACAGCGACAGGCAGAACGCTTTGACCGCCGTGCCGAATACAGCCTTGACGAGGACAATAAACGAATAGCCCAAACCCGAGCCGATGAGTGGCACGATAAAGCAAAAAAAGCAAAGAAAAAGAGTAAAAAAATAGATACAGGCACAAGTCAGAAATCAGATGTTCAGAAAAAAACTGTTGAAAAGGCAGAAAATAATGATATAATTAAAGAAACAAAACAACTGTCTTTGAGTAATGTTGAAGAATTTGAAAATTGGCAGAATGATTATTATGAACTAAATAAAGATGTATCGTTCAGTCGAGATGATAACCCTTCTATTTACCGATATACAGGTGGTGATTACGACATTATCAACGCTCTTGAAAGAGGTGGAGAGTCTCTTGAAAAGGTTAAAAAACGCTATGGTGAAAAGTATGTGAGTAGCCTTAATGGTGTTGGTGATGAGATATCAAAAGAACTATCAAAATTCAAGCTGAACGAACCTTTAAAATTAAAACGGTCCGTGGGGAATGTGGATTTTATTACGAATGCGACTTCATCGGTTGAAGATATGCGTAAAATGATTGGTAAAAAATTTACTGAGAAGGGATTTACCAGCACAACCTTGTGTTCTGATACACAGTTAGCATTTGGTGGAATTGATAAGCCAACGAGAACTACTCTGGAAATTATTGCACCAAAGGAAACTAAGGGAGCTTATCTATACAAAATTTCAGATAGTCCTGCTGAATTCGAATTTTTGATTGATAAGAATACAACATATGAAGTTGTTGACGCTGGAGAACGAGAGATAACTGTAAAAGATTATAAAGGTAATTACGAAAAAAAGACTGAACGATTTATGACATTAAAGGTGGTTGAACAATGATAGATAATCCCGTTGATTGGTTTTATCATAGTGCAAAATACGCTATTGATAATACAGGTACTATTCAATACGGATGTGCATTTTTGATAAACGATAATGCACCAAAATCAGTAGTTGTTGAATATAAAAAATACCTTAATCTTATTAAGAAACCTTTTTTCTCTTCTGGAATTGGAATTTTTGAACCGTATGTAGTTAAGGGACAACATAGGTACAAATTAATAGGTTTTTCTGAAAACCTGACTGCTTTTGAAAAAGAACAAGCTCATATATTTAAAAGCTTAATAGAAGACGGCTATATTAGCAATGACCCATTTATCTAACCGCTCCGTAAAAAGGGCGGTTTTGTTGTTTAACTTGCCGAGAATATGTTCAGAGCAAGAAAAACGGCTTGTTCACGGCATTGCTTAACTTGCCTGCAACTTGCCAAAGCAAAACTTAATACATCAAATCAGCACTTTGAGAAATCAGAGTGCTTTTTTATTGCATTTAAACCGGTCGAAATCGACCAGTTTAAAATATTGAAAAGGTGGTGACAGAATGAAAATCAGAGTAACAACAGCATTTAATGACAGGCAGAACGGTTATGTAACCCGACCTGTGAATGAAGTTTTTGAATGCTCCGAGCAGAGAGCAAAGGAACTCATTGACGGCGGTTTTGCAGAAGAGGTCAAGCCTGACGCTCCCAAAAAGCCGAGAGCAAAAACAGTTAAAACAGAAAAAGCAGATTAAGCACTTTACGAATATGTAAGGTGCTTTTTTATTGTCCGAAGACATTAAACTACGGGAGACACCGTGCAAAACTGAAACAGAGAGACACTCTATAAACTGATTACGGGAGACACCCGAAAAACTGAAAGGATATGAAAAAATGGCAGAACCAAATCCAACACCAACCCCCAATGAACCGACACCTGCACCGCAGGGAACACCGCAGGGAAACGCTCCTGTCTTTGATTACGACAAGCTCGCAAGCCTTATTACAGGCAAACAAAGCGTGACAGAGGACACCGTGTTGAAGTCTTATTTTAAGGAGCAGGGATTGTCAGCCGATGAGATGAAAGAGGCTATCGGTGTTTTTAAAAAGCAGAAAGCCAAGAATACTCCCGACTTTGCAAAAATGCAGTCGGAAGTTGAATCTGCAAACAACGCAAAGCTTATGGCAGAAGTCAACCAGTCGGCAACCCTCGAAGCCGTAAAACAGGGCGTTGACATTGCAACCGTTCCGTATGTGCTTAAAATTGCAGACTTTTCAAAAGCTGTGACAGATGGCAAGGTCAATGCGGAAAAGCTGACAGAGGCTGTTAAAAAGGTGCTTGACGATATTCCCGCACTCAAGGGCAAACCTGCCGAGAACGGCACAGGAGTTAAGAAAATCGGCGGTGACGGCAACAGCGACAAAAATTTAACAGAAGATGCCTTAAGAGGAATTTTCGGCATCAAATCTAAAAAGTAAGAAAAGAGGTAAATAATTATGGCAGTATTAGAATACGCAACTATTTTCAGTAATGTATTAAGAGAATTGTATGGTCAGGCCCTTACTTGCGATGACCTTTACCACTCAAACTCTGACATTCAGATTATCAACGGTAAGGATATTAAAATTCCGAAACTCTCGGTCAGCGGTTATAAAGACCATACGCGAGGTGCAGGCGGTTTTAATTTGGGTACATATTCAAACGGTTACGAAACCAAATCCCTTGACCACGACAGAGATATTGAGTTTGCTATCGACCCTATTGATGTTGACGAAACAAATATGGTAGTGACTATCGCAAATATTCAGACACGCTTTGAAAAAACACAGGCTATACCTGAACTCGACTGTTATACTTACAGCAAGCTTTATACAGAAGCTAAGCGAGTTGGTGCAACAGTAAAAACTACTGCATTAACTGCGGCGAATGTGCTTGCAGATTTTGACGATAACCTTGAGGCTTTTGCCGAAGCAGGTGTACCGCTCGACAGGGTTATTCTTTATGCGACACCACAGTACAAAAAGCTTTTGAAGAATGCAGAGGGTATTCAGAGAACACTTGAAATCAGTTCCGCAAAGGGCATTGACCGCCGTGTTCGTTCCGTTGATGATATTGATAAGATTGTAGAAGTGCCAAGCTCAAGAATGAAGTCTTTGTTTGATTTTACAAACGGTTGTGTTGCTGACAGCTCAGCTAAGCAGATTGACTATATTCTTATTGACCCGGAAGCACAGGTGTCAAGAGTTAAGTATTCATATATCAATGTCTATACTCCGGGTTCTGACAGCCGAACAGCTGATAATTATATATATCAGAACAGAAAAGTTAATGGTACTTTTGCCATTGACGAACTTATGAAGCAGGGCGTAATCATTCATGCCGAGGCTTAAAGCGAGGTGAGAAAAAATGAAAGCAATCAAAGACAATAAGTCATATACAGTCAACACAGACGAGGAAGCTAAGACTTATGTATCCCGTGGTTATGATATTCAGGATGACAACGGCAAAATCAAAGAATATGGATTTGGCAAGAAAATTTCTGTTGATGATTACAATACTTTGAAGAAAGAAAATTCAAAGCTCAAAGCCGAAAACAAAAAACTTAAAGAGAGTACCAAGTCAGACACAAAGGAGTAAATCTATGTATGCCGATTACATTGAACAGCAGGGCGGAGATGAGAACAGTATTATCTCTGCCGAACACATTGATGTTCTGACTTTTAACCGCATTGATTTTGAAAAACTTTCGGAAATGCAGAAGAGAATCATCAGCAGAGTGCATAGCAGACTTACTGCTTTTGAAGAAGAAAATGCCGATATGATTTCTTCCTACCTGAAAAGCTATTCAATCAACGGCACATCAATGGAATTTGGCGCAAGCTGGAATTTAATGTGTATCAGCGGAGTGGCAATTCCTGCCGACCTCTATGCGTTGCTAAAATCAACGGGACTTTGTTATCCTGCAATCTGAAAGGTGTGTGAAAACCGTGAAATTTCCGTCACTTGTAAAAAAGCAGTTCTGCAAAACTCCTGTCGAGGTCACAATCTACGGTGAGGGTGTTACCGAAGACGGAGCACCCCTGACCGTGTTTGAATGCAAAAATCTGTATCCCTCCGACAGCTTGTACCCGTCAGCAACCCTGCACGGTGGCTCTGCCTTGTGTAATATGCAGTCAAAGGCAAAGACAGTCTATACCAAAGAACAGAAAATTGTTCAGGTGTCGGCTGTCTTGCTTTTTGACGGCGACATTGCTCCTGACAGCCCCACTTTAAGCGGTGGCTTTGTAATCCTTGACGGCGTAAAACGAAACATCGTACAGGGTACAAAACACCGCAACCCCGACGGCAAAGTTAATTTTACGGAATTGGATGTGATTTAATGGGATTTTCAGTATCATCAAAAATCAAACTCAATATGCCTGTTGTAAAACAGCTTGATAGGGCAAAGCAACAGGCTCTTGAACAGACAGGTGACGCACTTCTTAAACAGGTGAAAAACACGCAGGTAATGCCGTTTGATACGGGTAATCTTCAGAACGAAAACACCTTTGAAGATTGTGCGCAGAGTTGGAACGGCACGGTTAAAATAGTGTCAAGCACTCCGTATGCAAGGCGGTTGTATTTTCATCCCGAGTATAATTTCAGCCGTAAGGAAAACATTGCCGCCGGCGGTAAATGGTTCTCACCGTGGCTTGAAGGTGGTACAAGGCATAATTTTTGCAGTCGGGCATTTGTGAGATTATACAGAAAGGAAGCAGGACTTTGATTTACTTATCGGACATCAGAGATTGGCTCAAAAGCGTTACCTCAGCAGAGCATTATTACATCGGCAAGCTTGACAACAAGCAGGACAGGTCAATCGGTGTGTATTCATTAAAGCAGTCGGGAACACCCACAAGGGCAATCGGCGGTGAAAGTACCTACGATACAATAAGCGTGTCTTTGCTTATCCATTACACCGACAACGCAAGAGAAACCGAGGAGTTTGCACGCAGACTTTACGAAACGCTTTACGGCATTAAAAAAGTTGAAATTAAGGAACACAAAATCTATATAATCGAACTGCTCACGGAAGAACCCGTTGATGTGGGAACAGACGACAAGGGTGTGTATGAGCAGGTCATTGAAGTTAAATTTTATTACGAAAGGAAGTAATTTTATGGCAAAAGTTGAATCGGGAGTATTCCCATGCTATGAAAATCAGTTTGCGGTTGGCAAGGCAGGAACAGAATCCGCCACGACAAATATTGCTAACTGCGAAGAATTTTCTGTTGCATTTGACAACGGTGTCGAGGAATGGACAGCTTTTGAAAACGAGGGCTGGAAGTCAAGGCTTATGACAGCAAAGTCAATCACAATTTCGGTAAAGGGCAAGCGTACAATCGGTGACGCAGGCAATGACCAGATTGCCGCCCTTGCATTTGAAAACGGCAGAAAGGCAGAAGTTTCGTTTATGTGGACCTTCCCCAACGGTGCAACCGTCCTCTTTAAAAATGCAGTTGTATCCGTTACATCAAACGGTGCAGGCGCAAGTACGGGTGTTGCTCCGCTTGAATTTGAAGTTATGTCAAACGGCAAGCCGGTATATACAGCAGCAGCTTAAACAACGAAAGGAATGAACGATTATGTCAAAGTTAATTGATATTACAGACAAGCTTAATTTTGAGGAAAAGCCGAGTGTCAGAGTTAAAAATGTTGACCTTGCAATCAACAATGACGCAGTTTCAATGCTCAAAGTTGCGGCACTTTTTGAGGACGGCAACGGTAAAAGTAAAGATGTTATCGAAATGTATCATCTTCTTTTTGATGAATCCGAGAGAGAAAAGATTGAAAAGTTAAAGCTGAATATGCACGATTTCAACGCCCTTATCAGCGAATCTGCCAAAATTGCAACAGGCGATTTGACTGACGAGGGGGAAGCTCAGACCCCGGCTACGACCTGATTGATGACTTTGATTTAATCGTGTCGAGCTTTCGCTCGGAGTACGGGGTCAGCATTTATTCAAAGGATTTTGCTAAAATGAGTTGGAATGAGTTCTGCTCACTTCTGCAAGGCTTAGGACCCGAAACACCGCTTGCAAGAACGGTTCAAATTCGCCTTGAAACCGACAAAGAGGTCTTGAAAAACTTTACTTCGTCACAGCATAAAATCCGCAATAAATGGCGGTCAAGGAATGTAAAGCACTATTCAGACGAAGATATGAACACCGTTCTTGCAGAATTTCAAAACTTTTTTGCAAGCTTGTAAAAAAACAACCACTCCAAACTGGGTGGCTGTTCTTTTGCAAAATTTTTAAGCGTACATCATAGCGGTGTGCGCTGTTTTTATGCCTGTTTTTAAAGAATCTAAAATGAAAGGAAGTGGTGAATATGGCGACAAAGGCGGGTGAAATTGAGCTTGATGTCAGGCTGACAGGTGATGATATTTCAAAAACATTGCATAAGATTTCCGATTCAATTACCAAAAAGTTTGATTCGGCATTTTCAAGTCTTTCAAAAGATTTTGAAAATATAAGCACTGATATGAAACAGTCCTTTTCAAAGGTTGCGGAGGGCGTTTCTCAGAAAACCGAGAAAGAGTTTTCAAACATCAAAGGCAGCGGTGAGCAGTTAAGCAATTCGGTTTCATCCTCGTTTAAGAAAATCGGTGCGGCTGTGGTTGCCGCCTTTTCCGTTGCCAAAATCAAGGAGTTCGGTCAGCAGTGCATTGAATCGGCTGCGGAAGTCAATGCGGCAAATTCACAGTTTGAGCAGACTTTCGGCACAATGCAGTCGCAGGCAGAATCAGCCATTCAGAGTGTTGCCGATCAAAGCGGTATTCTTGAAACCCGATTACAAGGTGTCGGCACAAGCATTTATGCCTTTGCGAAAACTACGGGTATGGACAGTTCAAGTGCTTTGGGTATGATGCAGGAGGCTTTACAGGTAACAGCCGACAGTGCCGCATATTACGATCGTTCGCTTGAAGACACCGCAGAAAGTCTGAAATCGTTTCTCAAAGGCAACTTTGAAAATGATGCCGCACTCGGTTTGTCCTGTACTGAAACTACACGAAATGCGGCGGCTAATAAGCTGTATGGCAAGTCATTTACGGATTTGTCGGAATCGCAGAAACAGCTCACGCTTTTGCAAATGGTCAAGGACGCTAATCAGCTTTCGGGTGCTATGGGACAGGCAAGCCGTGAAGCAGACGGTTGGGAGAATGTAACGGGCAACCTCAGAGAAAGTTGGAAACAGCTCCTTGCCGTAGTCGGTCAGCCTATTCTTCAGGTGGCAACTCAGGTTGTAAAGCGGTTGAGTTCCGCACTTGCGACTTTAACGGAATATGCCAAAGGTGCGGTTGAATCGCTTTCAAAGGTCTTCGGCTGGGATACAGGCAACAACACCGCAAGCAATATCAAATCTGCGTCCGATTCTGCCAAAAGCCTTACGGATACGGCAGATGACAGTTCAAAGTCACTTGATAATGTTCAGAAAAGTTCCGAAAAAGCAAAGAGAAGTGTTGCGGGCTTTGATAAGCTGAATGTGCTTTCAAGCTCTGACAGCTCATCTTCAAAGTCAGACACCTCTTCATCAAAAAGCTCTTCAGGCGGTTCATCGGGCGGAGCTGTTGCAAAGAATGTTGTCAAGGACACAAGCAAAAACCTTTCGGGGGCATTCAAAAATCTATACGAAAAAAGCGGATTTAAAGGTTTTGTCGAGAATGTACAGAAAGGTATTAACAAGGTTGATTGGTCAGCTATAGGCAAGAACTGCAAGACTGTTTTTGATAATGCTGTTCCCATAGTTCAAAAGGCATTCGGCACAATGCAAAAGGTCGGTTCTGCAAAACTCGGGGCAATCGGTTCTGCATTCGGAGCGGTTGCGACAATCGGCGGAAAGTCGTTTCAGACCATTTCAGGCGGTGTTGCAAAGTGGATTTCAAAAGACAGGGAAAAGATTATCGGCTTTATCGACACCATAGGTAACAATCTTACAAACGGCTATAACAACCTTTCAACCTTTTTTGATAATTTCGGTACACTTGCAGGCAATGCAATTGACAATGTTCGCCCTCAAATGGAAGAATCAATTTCCAATCTTTTAAGCGGTCTTACAACCTTTGCGGGTTCAGTCGGCGAAGTTGTTTCGGGTGCGTTTTCAATCGCAACCGAAAGCCTTGTTGAATGGACTGAAAATGACGGTGCAACAATCACAGAATTTCTTGAAAATTTACAATTGCAGTTTGCAGATGTGTTTAACTTTATCGGCCAAATTTTCGGAGATATCGGAACAATTATCAGTAATTGGTGGAACGGCAACGGACAGCAGATTTTTCAGAATATCTGCAATATGTTTACCAACATCGGCACAACCCTGATGAATGTTTACAATCAATGGATTAAGCCTGCGTGGGATTTTATCGTAGCAATCGTAAAGTCAGCTTGGGAAAACTGGCTGAAGCCTGTTTTTGAAGGTGCAATAAACTTCTTCGGCAAGGTTGCAGACTGCGTTTCAACCGTGTGGAATAACTTCCTGTCACCGTTTGTAAACTGGCTTGTCAGTTTTTGGGGACCTATATTTCAGAATGTTTTCAATGCCGTAAAAAGGGTGTTTGATAATGTGTTTACATTTATCGGTGGGTTGGTTACCTCTATACAGAAAACATTCGGCGGTCTTATTGACTTCATTACAGGTGTTTTCTCAGGCGATTGGAAAAAAGCATGGCAGGGTATCTACGACTTCTTCAAAGGTATTTGGGACGGCATTTGTGCCGTGTTTAAGTTTATTATAAACGCAATCATTGACGGCATAAATGCGTTGTGGACGGGCATTTATAATTTCGTTTCGGGTGTTGTTAATTCAATCGGCGGAATTGCGGGTGTTATCGGCGCGGCATTTGGACAGGATTGGAGCTTTTCAATGCCTGAAAATCCGCCTCTCATTCCGAGATTTGAAGAACCCACGGAATCACCGGCACGAAAATTTGCAAAAGGCGGTATTGTTAAGGCTCCGACACTTGCGGTTGTCGGCGATAACGCAGGCGCTAACAGCGGTAACCCTGAGGTTATTTCCCCTCTTAACAAGTTACAGGGTATGCTCGACAATTCGGGCGGTCAGGATACAGTGATTCTCACACAAATTCTTGACCTGCTTAAACGCATTTATGAAATGTTCATTATCTTTCGCAATAACGGCGGTAACACTTATTCGTTTACTGCCGAGCTTGAGGGTTCAACGCTTTTTGAAGAAATGATAAGACAGGATGAGCTTTACAGACGCAGACACAACGGTAAATCCGCATTCGCATAAAGGGGGGATGATATGTCAAATTATAACGGCTATTTGCTTAAATTCGGCAACAACATAATGCCGAATAAGTACATTACCGCATTTTCGTCAACTCCGAATCAGCGACTTGAAACTTCTGCGGAACGAGATCAGAACGGTACGCTTCAAAGGGCAACGCTGCCAAATTACAAAACAAAAATTTCGTTTTCAACTCACATTCTTCGTCTTGACGAAAAGATTGATTTTCAGTCGATTATCAACCTCTCAATGGCGAATAAGTTACAGAGGAAGTGCAGGGTAACTTATTGGAACGATGAAACGAACAGCTATTACACCTCTTATTTTTATATTCCTGATATTGAATATACCGTAATGAATGCCGAAAAGAATGATATAACCTATCAACCGATTACTGTTGAGCTGATTGAGTATTAAGGGGTGATTCTTAAAAATGCTTGTATCTAAAGAAATTGCTGATAAGCTGAAAACAAACACACTTTACAACACCGTTGCCCTGCATTCTCCTGACGGCAGTTTTGAGGATATAACAGGTGAAAGTATCGTGCTTGACAGCTTTTCGCTTGAAAATGAAATCGTTGAAAAAGAATTGAAATTCGGCGGTTGCATAGCCTCTGAAATGAGCGTGAAACTCATTGATTATGATTGCTCGGCTTTGATAGGAAAGACGGTACAGGTCATCATAACGGCAACATATCTTGAATCAGAGCTGTATCCGTCAGATGATTTGTACCCGTCAAATACTCTTATTTGTCCTGCTGAAACAGGAACGGTTGAATGTCCTGTTTTCTACGGTAAAATTCAGTCGGCTCAAAGAGATAAAAAACAGCGTAACATCGTCAAAATCACAGCCTATGACGCTTTTTATGATATGTCAAAGGTGGATATGTCTTTGTGGTTTGCAGGCAAAGAGAACGAGGACGGCAGTTTTGCTTATGGTTATGCGCACTATCAAAAAGACGATAATTTTAAGAGCTTTTATTCAATAATCGCAGAATTTGCCAAAGATTATGCAATTACAGGGGTTTCACCGCCGAGCTTATCTGTCTTTAGTGTACCGCTGAAATTTGACGATACCTGCGTGGAAAAGGTTATAAAGGACATTACCTTGTCAGATTTAATCCAAGCTTATGCAGAATTAACTTTGAGCTTTGCCGTTATAGATGCCGACGGAAAAATGCGTTTTAAAAGGCTGTATTCTCAATCTTCCGTTGAAACAATCAATTCATACAAAGATTTATCCTTTGAAGATTACGAACTTGAGCCTATCCGTATGTACAGTGCTAAGTTTGCTGATAAAAAAGCGTTTTTGTATGGCAACAGTAACGATTTTTCGTGGTATGTTTCCGATAACATTTTGATGAGGTGCAGAACAACAGCAAGTGATATCGGCACAAAATATAATTCTGTTAATTTTTTTGGTGATGTATATAAATACCGCCCGACAAAAATTAAGCTGTTTTCGTATTGGTGGCTTGAGGCAGGCGATAAGTACACAATTAAAACTCCGTTTGAAGATTTGCCGACAATCGAAACATTTGTGTTCAATAAGAAAATGGACGGATTTATAACTGCCCTCACATCAAAGGGCGAAAAACGATTAGGAAAGGAAGTAAAAGAAAATGAACAAATACAATAAAATTGTCTTTGTGAACGGCTCTGCTCCGCCCCTCAATGCCGACAACCTCAATCATATGGACGAGGGGATTGAACGGGCTACAGACGGAGCAATTGCACTTGAAACCGAAATAGCCACGGCAAGAGGCGATTCAGCCGACCTGAACACACGCTTCACCGCTGATGAAGCAAGCCTTGAAGCCGTGAAGTCTGAAATAACCACAGCAAGAGGCAGTCAAAATTCACTTGGAGCAAGGCTTGATACAGTCGACGCAAATCTTACGAAGAAAGCTAACATAGCTGATGTGAGCAACGGCCTTGCGAAAAAAGCCGATAAGTCAACTACACTCGCAGGGTACGGAATTACGGACGCATATACGAAGGAAAAAACAGACCAAAAACTTGCCCAAAAGCTCAATTCAATGCCGTTTGACAGTGAACCCAAAAATAATAGCCCGTGTTATCTCACAAGCGGAGCAGTTTACAACGCTCTGCTTGCAAAAGCCGATAAGGTTGAAACCGATAATTCGCTCGGCGAAAAAGCTGATAAGGTAGATGTTGATACCTCACTGGCAAACAAAGCTAATCTTATTAACAGCTCAAATATTTTTGATTTCGATGCTTGGGCGAAAGGGCTACAAAAAATAAATCCACCAGTTTTTCACGGTACGCTTGATGAATTGAATTTTGACGAAAAATCAATTACCATTACCACTACAGAAAAAGACACTTATACGAATGGTTGGCAATTAAATTACGCCGAAGTAATGAAAATAAGTGTAAAACCGAATACTAAATATTTGATTTGTTGGCTTACAAATAACAAAAACAGCAATGTTTTTGTTTTTTTAAACGGAATCACTACCAATAATGTAGCAATGAAGGGTGGTAAAGGAACATTTGTCACAAACAATGATACGTCGTTTATAACGCTTAGGTTTGGTACCTATAGTAATAGTACTTTCAAGGTGTCCGAAATTATGATTACCGAAAAAGAATCATTCTACTTACCGAATAAAGTTGCAGAAGGTGTCCCAGAGATTGCGAACGAGGTTTTGACATTTGAAAAGACAACCCAAACTTCACTTGACGGTAAATATGACAGTTCAAATATCGAACTCGGCACAGCTACTCTTACTCCGTACTCAACCGTTGCAGATAAAATAAAATCTGCAACTTGCCTTTATGAGAAAATTGGCGATATCGTTATTGTAAATGTCACCGTCATTATGAACGCAACATCTTTAGGCGGAACATCTACAATAGCTTTGCTCAATATGCCTTTCTCAAACAAATC